TATCACCCTGAGGCCCAGTCGGTCCAGTTGCGCCGGTAGCCCCAGTATCACCCTGAGGCCCAGTCGGACCAACAGCGCCAGTTGGGCCGGTTGCACCTGTAGCGCCTGTTGCACCGGTAGGACCGGTCGGACCCTGAGCACCTGTAGCGCCCGTAGAACCGGTAGGTCCGGTGGAGCCAATAGGGCCAGTGGGGCCTACCTCGCCTTGAATGCCTTGCGAACCTGTAGGACCAGTCGGACCAGTAGAACCAGTGGCACCAGTGGAACCTGTGGGGCCGGTCGGCCCAACTTCGCCCTGAATGCCCTGAATACCCTGCGGGCCGGTAGGCCCAGTGGGGCCGGTATCTCCAGTAGCGCCAGTAGCACCCGTGGCACCCGTAGCGCCAGTCGGACCGGTAGGACCAACCTCACCCTGAATGCCTTGGATACCCTGGATGCCTTGAGGACCAGTCGGGCCAACTTCACCCTGAATACCCTGTGCCCCAGTGGGGCCAGTGGGTCCTGTTTCGCCTTGAATGCCTTGAGGGCCAGTGGGGCCAGTCGCACCAGTTAGGCCAATCGGACCGGTCGGCCCAACAATTTGACCCACATCATTCCATGTGGCACCGTCCCAGACATATAAGTTGCCATCAGCAGTGACAACATATGCGTCATTGACGTTATTGCCTACCAATGGAAGCAGTGCAGTGGTAGCGACTTCGCCTTTTATGGTAATAGAAACGCCAGCAGCCCCAGTGCTACCAGTAGGGCCGGTTTCACCTTGAACACCTTGGATACCTTGCGGGCCAGTAGGTCCAGCAATCCCCTGGACACCCTGTGGGCCAGTAGGGCCAGTCGCGCCGGTATCACCCTGTACACCCTGAATACCCTGAATACCCTGTGGGCCAGTAGGACCGGTTGAACCAGTAGCGCCAGCAGGGCCAGTCGGTCCAGGGACGGTCGAGGCATCACCGGTTGCCCCAGTAGGCCCGGTTGGGCCAGTTGATCCAGCAGCGCCGGTTGATCCAGTTGGACCAGTCGGACCTGCTACACCTTGGCTACCCTGAGCGCCGGTTGGGCCAGTAGGGCCAGCCACCGTAGATGCCGCGCCAGTGGGGCCGGTAACACCAGTTGCTCCGGTAGGACCAGTCGGGCCGACAGCCGTGCTTGCTGCGCCAGTAGGGCCAGTAGGGCCAGTCAAACCAGTAGGGCCGGTGGGACCAGCCGGACCAACGCTACCGCCAATCTGGACTTCAACCACATTGGTGACGGCGTTTTCAGTGACGATTACGTTGGTCATTCGGTGTATCCCGTCTCAACAATGGCTTGGCCGCGCAGCCAATAATCCGACGAAGAATCTGGATTGGTTACCAAGATGTCATAATATCCGGTTTCAGGAATAGTAGCAGTGACCTCGGCGCTCAGGCCGATCTGAAATTCACCAGCCGATTGATCGATCCAAGAAACCGTAAAATCAGCAAACTTGGAGCGTTTCCCAGTTTCCCAAACTTCAGCGGTAATGGTGTATCCGGTCATGTCCAGCGGATCGCTGTTGGCATCCTTGAACTGGAATGATTGATTAAACGTCGCGCCTTGCTGGATCACGATGTTATAAAGACCTGGCTGGATCATTGTTCACCTCCACACCTCTATATCAGTGAACGGCTGATATTTCCAGCCTTACAGTAATCCGATCTTCGCGCCGATAAAGCCCATTACGCCCATGACGGCCCAGAGGATAAAGCGATCTACCCAAACTGATGTTTCCTTGGCCTTGGGCTGGGCCTTTTCCAGTTCCGTCAGCCGGTCTTCAAGTTTGCCGATCAGGCGAAATGCACGTTCCATAGCTTCTGCGGTCTGCGCCTGTCTTTCTTCCACCAATGCCAGCTTCGTGATTGCCTTGGACAATTCGGCCAATGTGTTTTTCACATCGCCAAAATCAGCGTGAAGCATCTCAATTTTAGCTGCCAGAACACCAGTATCAGTCATGACTTACCCCACAAACGCAATCCAAGCATTATCATGTTAGGATGGCCTTGGGTACTGGTTTTTAATGTCAGTAATCATCTGATACCACGCATCATAGCCATTGTGGTAGATATAATCGAACTGATCGCCGTAGCTTGGGTAAGCAGCGACACGGTTCTCAACATAGGATTTTACGAATACCGCATAACTGCCACGATATGCGCCTTGAAGATTGATGTAATGAATCGTTACCACATTTGTAGGCAGCGTCACTTCACCAGAGTATCGAGTTCCGCCGATCTCAAAAAAGGTATTGGCAGGGAGCGTAAATGACAGATCATCGCCAATGTTAACGGAATCAGGAATGCTCAGTGCAGCATCTTGGCGCTGCTCAGGCTGTCCGTCATTGATCCAAAAGTCTTCCGGTCCATATAAGCCTTCAATCAGAACAGCATTACCAATGTCCTGCTGATCTATGAAATCAGCATTTTGGAAGCTGAATGTCTTAAGGATAACGCCTGTCGCCGGATCATATACGGTATATTCGTTCATTTCTTAATCTCCACCAATTGAAGATTGGCTATGCCTGCTGCGTTGAATGCACCAGATGGATCAACATTCTTAACCTTAATGTAGTATGTTCTTGATCCAGTTCCAGCAACGCCATCAACATATTGAATGGTAAAATTGTCTGCATCGAATTTAGCAGAATTTGAGTTTGTATATGACGAATCATAAAATGACGAAGCAACAAGCGTTGAGTCTTTATATACATAAACGTAAAAGCTGCGCGATCCCAGATAGCCGACACTATATCTGAAGTTGCAATCCAGCCTGATAACCGAACTGGAAAATTCTTTGGTTATGCTCAGGCTGTTGAGCGTTATTTCTGTATTATATGTCGCCTCAAGATTTGCGCCTTCAGTCGCAACCGATACGCGGTTCACCGCGCCATTGATAATAGAGTTGGTGATTACCTTGTTGGTATTGATATTACCACTCGCATCAAAGCCATTGGTAACGCGAGCATCGGTAGAGAGAACCCAAGCTGATCCACTCCAGCGATACAGCTTGTTGTTATCATCCGTATCAAACCAAAGATCGCCAACGGCCTCTGCGGTCGGTGCGCTGGTCTGAAAGAAGCTGGTTACCTTGCCGTCAGCAGTGGCAAGAGCATCTGATGCGGTGCTGATGGCTGTGGTGATGCCAGTATCGCGGGCAAGAACCCAAGCAGTTCCGCTCCAGCGATACATCTTATTAGCATCATCTGTGTCAAACCAGATGTCCCCAATGCCCATAGCTGTTGGCGCGGTAGTCTGAAAGAAACTGACAATCTTGCCGTCTGCCGCTGCTTCAGCATCCGAAATAGCGATGATGAGCGGATTGTTCAGCGGATCATAGACAGTAGGCGCATTCGGGCTGACAGGCGCACTATCGTCATTATCCCAAGCATAGATCGCAGCGTTCTCTTCGATCAGGACAAGCGGAACCTGGCCGTCGAAGCGAATCTCTTGGCTGATCACCCGGAACAGTTTGTTTGACCAACCAAGCGCCGGGAAGGTAAGACGCACCACATCCCCAACGACGCAGCCCTGCGCCTTTGCTGTAAAGGTGGCGCTAAACATGCCTTTATACTGATTGCGCTGAAGTACCTGCTTGGCAATCCGCTGGGCGCGGCGACCATCTTCGACATACGCCAAGTCGAGCGTCATCACCCGGTCGATGCCATCAAGCGCACCGCCTGCTACTTCGATCTCAGGATAGTCTACAAGCTGGTAGAGGCTATTATCTGACGGATCGATATAGCGGCCACGCACCTTGGTGTAGGTGTCGTTCAGGCCGCGTGTCTGGTTCCATTCAAACTCATCGAGTACGTCGTTCTCATCAAACGTCAAAACATAGTCAGCCAGATCGTTCTTGATGACAGTCAGAGATAGCTTGCCGCCGCTGTCACGCAACGTGCCATTCATACATGACAGGAAGGTATTAATCACTCCCATCCGGTCATCGGAATCCGAAGCAGTTCCAGAGGTACGATAACGCTTCTGAGTTCCGCCAATTGCCAGCGTTACATTTTCATCGCAAATGTTAGCAGCCGTGATGAAGCTGGGTAGATCGATGCGATTAGCCGGTACGCCGCAGCCAATGGACAGTTCTCCATTGACCTTCCAGCCAAGCAGATACCACAGAAGCTGAAGAGCCGGATTATCGGTATCATCAGCGTTGGTATAGTTGCCCCAAGTGGTCTGGTCATTGGTACGATGCGTTCCGGAGCCGCCAGGCACAGTGCTATCTTTGCGAGGATCGTAAAGCAGCGCACCATCGCCAATGATGGTAACACGGCTTGGCATACCATTCAGAAGCGGGCTTTCAGCTTCTTTGGTGTTTCCAGTCCGCTTGACGCGAATATGAACCTGGGCGCAGCCTGTCAGGCGCTGTGAAGCACCCCAGCGTGATCCACCGTTGATGGTGAAATAGCTAGATGCGCTGCCCTCAGTGATCGTATTGACTATAAGGTATCCGGCATAGGTAGATGTCACCCCACCGGATGCCGTCCAAGCCAGCTTTTCCTCGAACCAGATTTGGTCAATCGACTTTACCTTATGCGCGGCAAGCGCAATCACATAGTCGATATATTCCTGATCGGTTCCGCTGGCTTCGTGGTAGCGAAGGTCCAAATTCATCGCCGTCGTGCCAAACACGGCTTTGCGCGGCGTTGTAGTTTCTAGTGTGACATTCAGGCGACCAAGTTGGCTGCTGGGCATTTTCGGCCCCAGCAGCGCCTCTGCAACACCTCCAAGGGCAAGCGTTGCGCCCAGTGCAATCAGAGTTCCTTTAGCGACAGTTAGACCCAAAAATCCAAGGCTTCCGCCACCAGTGAGGATAGCAGTGCCAATGATGGCAATCCCAGCAATGATCTTCAGGACTTTAGACACGCGCTATACCCCAGCACTTGTTCCAGTATTCACGCGGAATCCGCTCAAGCCCATCATCACCGACAAACCATGCGAACGATCCCATTACTACACCAATCGCGCCATCAAAGAAAGCAATGTCACCGCGACCAGCCATGCCAATTGGAATTTCTGGAAACTTGCTATCCATTGTGGATTCAAGATCACCAGCGCCAATTTCTTTTAGCGCCCGCAGACTACCAAACTCGGTGTCGTACTGGCCGCGAAACTCAGCCATGCAGTCCGCACCAGTGATCGCCTCAACGGCTCCTAGCGAGAAGTAACAACAATCGTTAGAACCATAGGCAAAAGGCTCATCGCGTTTTGACGCAATGTATTCCGACAAGCGAGTTTCCCAATCGGAAAGGCGTTCGATCTGCATCATACTTGGTTTATATTACCTCCATCCCAATATCCGCCAAAGCCGTTGAATCCTGTCAAGTCAGTGACCCCCGCGCTTTGACCCATACCATTTGCAGCACTCAGTGTCGCATTGGCGCTGAGATCACCAGAATCATACAGTTTCTGCATCATGTAGGTGCGATTTGCTGCCACCGAAAGCGAAGTAAGGTAGTTCTCAATTGTCAGTGTGACTGTCTGTTCGCTGGGACTTCCAGCAATTGTAATGTCGTTCATGTAGCCTGTGTAGTATGGCACAATGTCGCCAACTTGCCCACCGCTCTCGTCAGAGACAAAGAACCACAGACGGGCTGCGCGCCCCTGCCATTTAGTTCTATCTCCAATCAAATTGAGAAAGTCAGCATTGACAATCAATCCACTCATCTGGATGGAAACAGTATCAGAACCAGTTTCATTATGCTGAACTGGGCTTACGGATATTACGTTATGTGTAAAACTCTCATAGGTCCCATCCAGTTCCGCATCGCCAGAACCAGATACGGTCTTATCAACGATATTGTTGGTAGCGCGCAGAGTATCTCCCACAAAGTCAGCATAGATCAGCGCCCGCCAATGCAGGATTTCCGCTTCAAGCGCAGCCTGGGTAGTCGGGCTAACCATTAGAAGGCTTCCCTAAAGGACATAGAAATTTCGTAGGTCTTGGCAAGGCCAATGCTGATGTCTGGGTATTGTGTAAGATACATAGTCACGCCAGATGGCGCAAAGTCAGACACGATTGTGCAAGTGTTTGCGCTTCCGTTCATCGCTTCGATAAAGGCAATCCACGGCTGCGCTGCGGTGTAACCTACCAGCGGAGGAAGGGTTACATCACACTCCCACCAGGCGCGACCAGACGGAACCACCTGACGCGCACCTGTCCATTGGCTGATGTTGACCTGGGCAGGCTCAATACGCCGCCAGTTCATGGTGACAAATTCCTGATTAGGGATAGTGATATGGGCCATTACTGTATTGCTCCACCAAGTTTCGGACGGCGCAAGCTAGATACTGTGCGCTGTTGCGCTGCCGCGATGATAGCAGGAGCAGCCTGAATAATTCCAGCCTCAACCTGTGCGCGAACTGCTGCCGGGTCTGCCGATCCACGAGCATCGACGTTTACGGTTACGCCGCCGCCGCCCATGCTTTGCGCCCGGTGCGCTGGAATAACTTGAGAACCGCGAGGAAGATTGACCAGTTCAGGACCACGTTCACCAACCCATGCCATTCCGCCTGGAGCATTGACAGTTCCATTAGCAAACAATGGAGCATTCGCCGCAATCGTTGCAGTGGCGCTTGGGGCAAGTCGGGCAGCAGTAGCACCAGTTGTCCCGCCAAGGAACCCAGTGACCATCCCCACAATTTGCTGAACAACGTACAAACGCCATAGTTCATCAATCACAGAGCCAATGATGCTACGCATCCCATCCTTCCAAGACATTGCTCCGGTGAGCATTCCCTTGAATGAATCGGCAACGCTATTGCCAATGGCCACAAATGAATCTTGAACAGCCTTAATAGGCGCATCAACATCATCGGCTATTCTTTTTCCAATATCCTCGGAAATATAGCCAATTTCCTTAGCGCGCTGGGCGGCAGCATCAATGCTATTGGCGGAGGATTCATCCTCCAGCTTTGCCAATGTAGCAGCCCAGCCTTCATCGCTTTTAATCATTGCTACACGATAGTCTTGATATTCCTTTACATATTCTCCCTGCAAATTTGCGTACCAGCGGGCAGAAGCCTCCGCTTCCTTTTGAGCCTCTTTCTGGAATGGAGAAAGCGATGCAGCCGCACTTGAGGCGGAGCCGCCCAGAGCCTTCGGCGCAGTATTTTGAACAGCAGACGCCGTCGATTGCATTGCCTTGACGCGACTAATGCTATTTATTTGATCCACTTTGGATTGATATGAATCCATCACCTTTTTAGCATTTTGTGCCTTCCGTGACAGTGCTTCCAAGCGGCGCTGATAAGCAAAAACAGTGGCAGGGTCACCTTCATCTGCCGGACCCATTTTTTTAGCAGCTTCAAGCTCCCTATTCGCTTTCGCATATTCCCTAGATGCAACGCCAAATTCTTTGGCAACATCCGTCATAGCCGTGCTTTCAAGACTTGCTTGACGTACACTGCTTGATAGAGCGTTCATTGAAGTTACTGCTGCCCTTGATACTTCAGCCAAGGCATCTTTTGTTTCAAAAAGACGCATAATTGCTTGGCCCAGCTTATCAATAAACGGACCGAGAGCAACAACCGCCAAGGTAATGGCAGCACCCCATGGACCAGCAAGGAATGCACCAACTTTACCAGCAGTACCGCCCATCATCGACATGGCGTAACCAAGCTGGCCTAGCTGTTGATTGAATGCCTGAGATACGCTTGCCCCCGTCGAAACTGAGGTGGCAAAGTCGTTGATCTGCATTCCAAGCTGCTGAGTACCCTGTCGAGCATTACGAAGCTGCTTGGATTGTGCATCCAGCGCATTGTTGTAGCGCGTTCCGCTTTGAATGACGGAATTGTTTGAATTGGTCAGATTGGCATTAGCCGAGGCCAGCTTTTTCGTCTCAGCTTCAAGAGCATTCACGCGATTAATCAGCGTGGCGATCTGCTCCATGCCCTTAACATTAGCAGCAATGTTGAAATCGAGGTTATTTTGCTGGGCCACGCTTTTGCCTTTCCTCGCTCAACTTGAAGTAGGCGACCCATTCATTGTACTCGGAAATTGATATTTCTTCAATCTCCGCGATGGTTTTGCCTAAGCGATCCGCCAAGGTAATCAAATTATACCTTAGCGGATCGTCTCTTAGTTTTTTTCAGCTTGCTCGACGCTGGTGCCGCTCATCAGTTCAGCGGCAACGCGGGAAATGATTTCAACTTCTTCACGCATGAGGACAGGCTTATCCTCCAGCGTAAACATCTTTTCACCTTGGCCATTCTCAGCCTTGAGAATAATCAGATCAACCATGCCTTCAAAGGATGCGCTCTGAAGGAATGTCGGATGTTTGCGCTGGATGCGGTTCAATTCTCCGGCAAGGAGGGGGCCGTAGAACACCCGTTCAGGCTGTCCTGCTTCACCCCACTCCTCAACGTCGATATGCCGCTTTTTGCTGGTACGAGCCTTGATACGATCTGCAATACTCATATTAATCCTTTCAGCTTAATTTATGCAGCAGGGCCAGTCGTAAGAGGGCCAGTTCCCTGAAGCGTGATGGTGGATTCAACCATGCCGTCGAAGCTGGCCGAGATCGTCTTGCCGGTGACAATAGCCGTTCCGGTCAGATAGACATCACCAGTGGTCGAACCTTCGGGGTAGAAGTTCGCCGTCACTTCAGCGCCAGGGACCAGAGTGGCCTGTCCATTGGTGTCGGTTTCGTCCCAGAAGACATCAACCGTACCAGACCATGCCTTCAGCGTGGTCTTGTGGGTGCGCCAAGTGTCGCCCATCGTGGTGTCTTCGGTGGTGTCAGCCGTCTGCTCAATCGAGTAAGAACGGATTTCAGCAATCGTATTGGCACCCACCTTGACGGTGCCTTCACTGCCAGTGTGAGTAGCCATTACTCAGCCTCCTTGGTGGTGTCTTCGGTTTCAATGATGACCTTGCGCTTCGGCTTGGCCGGTTCTTCAGGCTTCCAGCCAATGCTCTGGTAATACTCCAGATCAGGCCCACAAGCCAGAATTTTGTCGCCATTGGCGTTATAGACGGCAATCATCTTCATCGTGCAGTCTCCACATCGCCAATGCTTGTAACATATTCTACGGCATAAACCAATCGTGCCGTGCCAATGCCCTGCTCACCTTCGATATTCACATCGGTTTCGGTGGCAGTCAAGATGCAGGATTTGGCCAAACCATTCAGCCCAAAATCTGCGGCAATTGCCTCTTCAACGCTGATGCAGATGCCATCGATAGTGTCAGAGACGGCAGTGCTAGGCCCTTTGACGAAAACTTCTACCATGACATTAATGACCCGGCGCAAAGTGCGGGTGCCAATCGTAATCAGGCTGCTGCTCTCATCAGTGGTGTAAACGCAGATTGCGGGCAGCTTGGAATCGTCCAAAGCATAGCGGCGCATCTTGTAGACGTTCGCACCAGTTGTCGGCAGGCCCGTTACTAGCGTGGCAATACGGTTCCTGATCTGAGTGCGAACGTGGCTCATTACACCTTCTCCAGCAGGAGAGTGCTGACCCCAGTGCCATCAGTAAGAACGACGCGCACATAATACGGCACCGAGCGGATAGTGATACTATCACCATCGCCAGCATCAGGAACATCCACCGTGCGGCAGACGAACTGAGGTGCCGGGATCGTAATGTCCATCATGTCAGTCGCATTGCGGCTGGCCTGCGGATTATCGAAGATGCCCTGAATGATCACGGGCCGACCATTCAGGGCAATGTAAGTCGCTTTCTCTGCGAAGTCATCAATCTCGAAAAAATCGAGGATGTCATTGCTGCTCTCAACGCCCACGGGAACGGCCCCGCTTCGGAGTAGCCATTACAGGATCACGATGTTCAAATGCCGGTGCTTCAGCCACGCGCACCTCAGGTGCTTCGTAAGCTTCTACCCGACCATAACCTTTGAGGACATGAGCCTCGCTATTGCTCAGTTCAACAATGTCACCAACATTGACGCGAGCGCCATTGGCAACAGTGGCCTTGAGAACCTTATACTTCATTTTCGTCCCTTCACGGGTTGGGGCCGGACCTAAGCCCGACCCCTTCCACGTAAGCATTAGGCTGCCGGGGTGCCGAGAGCGAAGCTGACCGCGTGACGGACAGCAACGTCTACCGACTGAAGGGCAACCACGCGCACCGTGCCGGTGTTCGACGAGGTGTACGGATCGACCGTCAGGTCCAGACCGCCCCACATACCGATCAAGCAGTCGCTGAAGTTACCAAACAGGAGGTAACCAGCAGT